CAAGGCGTTTGATGTCTACAATCATTTCAAAGATGCTCAACGGTTGTTAGCGTACAACGGCACGACTGAATCCGACATTGTTAACAATGTTGTCGCACGTGCCGAAGATCTTCTTTCATTCTTGGTCCTTCTGAGAGATGTATCTTCCGTTGCAGGTTTTGTTGCCACATTGCACCTTTATGTGCGCACACACTTCTCTGCACCCATCACCCCACTTATTTGGGAGCACTTGAAACCCTTGCTCAATCAATTGACTGAGTATGTCCAGGGGAAATTCGCGCCTCAAAGTGGTGATATTATGGATGATGCTATGGCAGAAGTCAAAGGCGTGATTTCTGATTGGCGTCGCCATCGTGATGGTCCCTTAGGACAAATGTTCGGAAATGTCGTGTCTATTTTGGTATCGTTTGGTTTTTTCCCTGAGTGGGAAAACAACGACTTCCAGAGCTCGTTCCTTAGAGCTCTAAAGGTTAAATCCTGGAATGTACAAAAAGACGCTGTCAATTTTATGGACATGGTCACCGATACTCTTCTCTTCTTCTTATCTCGTGGATATGCAGCATACCTTACTGGGGATTTATCCCTTTTGCTATTCACTGATAATGAAGCTCAACAGATGGAAGATGAGTATTCGTTGCTTGTGTCTGCACTTCCTCTTTTGGAAGCCGGACGTCTAGCAGACTTGGAGAAATTCGGACAGTCAATCATTGATGCTTCGGACTATGAGATTCGTCTCGAGAAGCTGATTGCCAAGATGATGCAACTCCTACCCACTGTTCCAAAGCCAGCTGCGTCGCAACTTTCGGCGAAGATTTTGAATCTTAAGAAAGTTCGTACTAAGTTGATTTTGGCACAACAACAATCTTGCATTCGTGAGAAACCATTCACGGTCATGATCCATGGACCTAGTGCTGTTGGAAAATCTGAAATCAATGCGAAGTTGATTAAGGTGCTTCTTTCACACAATGGTTTTCCGTCGTCTAAAGAGCATGTCGTTACGCTGAACGATGGTGATAAGTACCAATCAGAATATCACCCTTATCATAATGCTGTGACTCTTGATGACTTTGGAAATACCAAGGCAGACTTCTATGAAGGGAATCCCACGAAACCCATCATTGATTTCGCTAATAATGTGCCAATTGCAGTATTGAAGGCTGGTGTTGAGTCTAAAGGTAATGAGTATTTCATTGCGAAACTCTTTACTATTACGACCAATGTCAAGTCTTTAATGGCACATACGTTCTCGAATGAACCAGTCTCCATTCTGCGTCGTTTTGACGCCATCCTCGATGTGCGCTTGCGCCCCGGGTATGTTGACTCCATGACTGGAGGGTTGAATGGTGGCAAGATGAAGAAGTTCATTGAGGACGCGTGGCTTATTGATCTCCAGCGCGTGGAGATTATTCGTACTGGTAATAAGGAGTCAGGTATTAGAGATTCGCATAAGTTCGTTGACATTCTTAAGCAGGCGTCATTTGCTGAATGTCTTGAAGAACTGAAAAAGATGAGTGCAGAACACTATGCAGTGCAAAAGCGATTTGTTGCATCTGTTGAGAGTGCTTATGACCTTGATCTCTGCGAGCATTCTGATATGCCAAGCGAATGCCCATATTGTGCACCGAAAATGTGTCAAGACTGCGATCTTGAACATCAAAGTGGTGACATTTCTCCCGAAACTTTGAAAGAGATCCATGATTCTATTAATATGGACACTTATTGTGAGGAACGTTCTTTGAAGGACCAAGTCGCTGACTGGTATGACGAGTACTTTCCGCAGGAGATTGTTGACAATGCGGCCGATAAGATGAGATCCCTTGTTGATGTTATGCGTGAACATCAAGATGAGATCTTGAAAGGATGTGCTATCGGTGCTGTATCGATTATTGCCATTATTGGCGCAGTCAAGCTCTATCGTACTTTTTCCAATATGGGAAAAGAGCTTGAATTGCAGGGCAATATGACATCCACACCTGAAGACCATGAGACCGTTGCTCCTCTTGTGAAGCCTCGTTATGAAGCTGATGAGCAAGAGAATATCTGGAAAACTGTACGACCTATGTCTGTGCCAAAATCTGATGCCTCCAAATGTACTTCTATGGAGAAATTCAGTCCACTTGTGTGGAAGTGGCTTCAACGCTGTGAAGTCACTTGGCCGGATAAAAGTAAGAAGATTTCTATGATTGTTCCTATGCGAGGATCGTCATGGTTGATTCCGACACATATGTTGCCAGAGGATGATGGTGTGTATACGATTGAGATTTTGCGTCGTGACACCGGAAAACTTGGAAATGTTGTGAAGGAACGTGTCTCTTGCCACGATTGGGTTCGTGTTGGTGGTGATCTCACACTTGTGCTTTTAGCCAGTGGTGGATCTGTCGCCAACTTGTCTCAATACTTGGCTGAAGGCGAAGTTTCCGGTAGTGCGCGTATCGGAGCTAGGATGTTCGATCTTAAACCTGATTTCACCAAAATGGACCCTGTTGTTCGTATTGGTTCGTATAAGGATTATAAGACCGGCATCACCGCCTTCAAGGGATTTGATTATCGTTTACCGTACAATACGTACTCGGGCTTGTGTATGGCGCCCGTAGTTTCACTCGATAGTGTAATCCTTGGATTCCATCTAGCTGGCAATTCTAAAACTGGATATGGTGCTGCCCAGTTTTTGTCGCTAGAAGAATTCAATTTTGCGTATACGAGGTTGCGCTCTACACGACTTGTTGCTCATTCTGCTGATACAATGAGAACTGAGAAGTATGGTGTTGACTTCGAACCATCTTTGGCTATTCCTAAGAAGCATGCTGTTCGCTTTATGGAAGCTGCTGATGGAAAAGATCCCAACTTAGAGGTTTTTGGAGCTCATGGTCTTGGAGTTCCTACCTTTAGGTCTGAAGTACAAAAGTCGCCTATTAGCGACAGTGTTGACGAGATTATGGATCTTCCTCGTCTGCACGGGCGTCCAGATTCTAGGCAGATCTGGAAACATTGGCAGCGTGATTTACATTCGATTGCTCATACTCGTGGTGATTTTGAACCACATGCGTGGAAACGTGCGTCTGACGATTTGCAGACACGTTTTGCACAAGTGTGTGTTCAATATCCCGATGATGTTGAAATGATTCAACCCCTTAGCTGGTATTATAACCTGAGTGGTATGGATGGGGTAAAATCTATCGACAGAATTAACACGAAATCTTCTATGGGTTTCCCTTTGAATAAGTCGAAAAGTAATTATATCGACGTTGTGGATCTTGAGGTTCCAGGTATTACTGAACCTATCGATTTTACTGATCCACAATTCAGGGAGGAATTCTATATCCAGGAGAGCCTTCTTGCTGAGGGAAAACGTATTTATACGGTTTTTCGTGGCAATTTGAAGGATGAGCCTACCAAGTTCACGAAGAATAAGATCCGGGTTTTTGCGGGATCAGAAGTTGTCTTTACGCTTCTAACTCGCAAGTACTTTTTACCCGTGGTTAAATTTATTCAGGATCATGGTTTGGAATTGGAGTGTGCTGTCGGTTTGAATGCGTTTGGACCTGTTTGGCATGACGTTACCAAGTACTTAACGGTGTACGGGCCCGATCGCATGATTGCCGGTGATTACAAAGCCTTTGATAAAACTGCGTCTGCGAAAGCTATGATGTGTGCTTTTGAGACGTTAGTTGGAGTTGCCCGTCTTGCTGGATATGACGAGTACTCCCTGACCATTATGGAAGGAATTGCAACAGAAATTGCGTACCCTGTGTACGAGTTCAATGGTGTGATCCTTCAGGCGTTCGGATCTAATCCGAGTGGTCATCCGTTGACTGTGATCGTGAATAACTTGATCAACAGTCTTTACCTTCGTTACGCTTATTATACTCTTCACGCTGGTGAAGATGTCCCCCTCTTTCATGAGCAAGTTTCAGCGCTCTGTTATGGTGACGATAACGTAATGGGGGTATCCCCTATGGAGACAAAGTTCACACATACTGCTGTTTCGAAAGTGTTAGGCGATGCTGGTATCACTTATACGATGGCTGATAAGACTTCCGAGTCTGTACCATTAATCAGCCTAAAGGATATCAACTTTCTGAAACGAGGCTTCCGGTATGAAGTGGACCTTGATCGCTATGTAGCTCCCATTGAGGAGGCTTCTATTTCCAAGTTGTTACACAACGTTAAAGGAAAGAAAGCCTCACCGGCGGATGTGTCGTTTATGGCGTTGCACACTGCGAACCGTGAGTACTTTCTACATGGTCGCGATGTGTTTGATGAAAAACGATCTCAATTGGAACAGGTTGGACGTAAGCACTTCGGTTCTCTCTTTGAGCTTCCTAGCTGGGAAGAATTAGTGAGAACTTTTGAAGATGATGACGCTCTTGACCAGTGCATTGCAGGAACTGAGGAATATGATGAAGAATTGACACCGCAGTCTGGCGAGTCTGTTGGATCGTTGCAAACCATCTCAGTACTTACTGATGATTTCTCGAATGTGTCAATCTCAAATGAGGAGAACGAACTAACTGATATCCTTGTGGGACATCTTCCCAAAATGCCTAAATACAGAAACCATCGCTTCCTGGACTATGGTGAAATGGACCTCATGTATAATCTCGGGGTCCCTGGAACGACGGGCGTGAAAATGCCGAAGGGTATCATCAATATCGAGACGAAGATAGTGAGTGATAGTCAAACTCGTTTTACGATGGTCTGTAGGCAAGCAAGGAAATATGGAAAGATAATGCATATGCTGACTGGCTTGACAGTGTATGCATGCGCGGCGACTGAACATGGTGTTACACTGGTGAAGAAGTATGGTGGTGGAAATACATCCCAGCACAGCAGGCTTGATGTGGCATTTCTCGACTTCATGGCGTATATTGCGAAGCGAGACATCCTGGAAAAGCGCTTATTGTGTTTGGAGTCAAAGCGTAAGGCGAAAATTCAGAAAAAGAAGAGAACCAGTTAGATGGTCTCAGCCCCTAGGTGGGGGCGTTATAAGTACACCAATAGGCGTTGGGAATACGCCTAGTCGCTAAATTCCCCTTTGAGAGGAATATACCGCACAGCTCGTTCATTGGTATCCAAAACACCAATTAGTTGTGGACAGGACTCTCATCGTAGGTAACGTTTTGTGTGTCCCTATTTAGGGAAGGTCTCGCCGGCCAAACAACGTGGGCTCTCCGGACACCTTTAACCCGAGGTGTTACGTGAAAATAGTGGGGTTACTAATTGTCTATTATCTATATTTATTAT